CTGCTGTATTCTCTGCTGCCACGGCTAAAAATCCCGTAGCGAGTCTGGGGGGAGTATCCTACTCCGATTCTAAGGTGGAATGCTATACGCCGGTCGCCCCCTCCGGGGTGCCCGATCGTAGTGCGGGAATCTCTTCCCACACCGTCTCGAGACGTATAGCTTGCGTCCCCTTGCCCAAAGCGGCGGCAAGGAGGACGTCACTGGGACTCATTTCGATGAGATCAGTGTCCGTCACCCACGGCCCGAGGTAAGGCCAATTGGTCACTACTCGGCGCTTCTCACAAATGCTCACTTTCAGACCATTCTTGGTCTTAGGAGGCACACTACTAGGAACCAGGCCGAACGCCTGAAAGAGATCGCTACCCTCTCCCAAACGTAGCTGCACGAAATGTCCAGCCTCACCCTTTACAGGCGAAGGACCGAACCACCAAAGCCGACAGCTGTCCGTTTCCGGATGCTTATACGGCTCAGTGAATCTCGTGTAACTTTGGTTATACAGCCAGGTAACATACCCTGCCTTACCCGAGAGTTTCATCTCCCGGTTACCCTCGTAGAATGTCTTGCATTGGTAGCCCAGGAAAGTTTTGGGCATTCCACGCTTGCATCCTTCGGAGTAAACAGCTGAGGGTACAGCCTCGTCGAAATCCATGATGAGGCCGTCGTCTGTTTCGCCTAACGGTATACGACAATGCAACACCCAGTGAGGAAGATGGGAAACAACCCACGTCCACACAGGTAGAAGCCTGCCGTCCCGATACCCGTGGTTGGTTCTCGACCAACGCACGATGTTGTTAGCTAGCAGTACGATTGACGACACGGTGTTTAATTCCGTGTCAACGTAGAAAGGAGAAACGTCCATACCGTTGAGATAATGCTTTCCGCAAGACTCACGGAAACCCGGCTCAGGATCGGCAAACGTCTTATCGGAATTAAACCGAAACCCGCAGTATGCGTAAACCTCAGTTAAGAGGTCCATTGCTTCCACGGGTACAATCAGATCGTCGCCGTAAACCGAGATGTCCGCCGGTATGCCTAAGTCCTGGCAAACTGCCCATGCAAGAGTCCAGAAAATCAGAGACTCAAGCTCGAACGTGAACCCGCAGCCCATGGCTGAGAAGAGTTCATATTCGTGCAGCTTGGTTGTGCCAGAATGTTCAACCAGGGCATGTGAAGACCGCAATACTTCTAGCAGTCTAAACCAGGTCGGGTCGTACTTTTCAGAATGGGGATGATCCCCTAAGTACTTCCAGACGAGGGCAGACGTGACACTGTTGCTTGCGCTTCGAGCGTCAACCGTCGCCTGCCTGCCAGTGATGGATGCTTGATAAGCCATCCGCTGGTTGATGGACTGATCGTTCAGGTTAATGCCTGCATCGAACATTGCGCACCGCATGCAGTACCCGAGGGCTAACTGCATGTAGATTTGCATGTCCGTTGTGACACCTATCGTCCGACCAGTCCACGCGTTCTTAGGAACGCACCTCAGCAGGTCATAATCGCACACGGATAGTGCTAGCGTAACCTCTTTGATTCCC